GTATAAGAGACAGGATAAGCGTTACAACCGCCCGCCTTAACACCCTTTGCTCGTAAAGCCTCTTATTAAAGAACCCTTTATGAAGTAACCAGTAGTCACTTCTTTCCATCAAGTAAAATTCTCTCGGCAGCAATCCTATCTCCCCAAACGCTTCAGCCCGAAGGTCATCCCATGACATCGGTTCGACATCATGGGATTTTACTCCCCCGGTACTTCGGATTTATTCAGCTTACCATACTCGTCAATGATTCTTACCACTTCATCCATTTCTAAAAGTCCAACCCATCCCTCCACATCTTCTTTAGTAAAGTCAACGATTAACCCCTTTGCTTTGTAATCAGTCATCAATCCGGCATAAACAATGGCAACGGAATAGTTAAACTGAGTACCTGCATCGTTAGCGTTTGACTTTAGCGGATCGCTGCCAATATATTCACCCAAGTATTTAGTGAAATAAAACTTGCCAACGTCCAGTGTTCTTTCTTTTCCTCCGAGTTGTAATGTGATTGTTTTCATTAGTTAGTATATTTTAGGATTCTGTGTCGTTTAATGTGCCGTCACCTTCCAAATTCCATGTAAACTTTGAAACCTGGCCATCTGATCCGTCAAACTGAGTAGAAGTAAAGAAGCAGTCACCAGACATCCTTACTAATTCACCGGCTGTAAATGATTCAAAAGCCTTGTTTCTGAGGATAAATTCACACCTTGTCCTATCAAGCTGAAAAGCCAAAGCCTCATTATAGCTCAACTCCGAATTAGTTGGATCTGCATTAAATACGGCAGTACCGTTTAGTTTAAAGTCTGCCACCTGCACACCCTTAAAAGTGCCGCACTTGGTCTTTGATGTGTTAACGTCATTTGATACGTCTAAAAAAACTGTTTCCTCGCATACCATTGTCTTAAAATCGCCGGTATTTTTCTGCCTGATGAGTAACTCTATGTCACTCCCCTGAATTGTTGTTGCCATTGCTGTCTATTTTTATTGTTGAAATACGTATTGATTCCATCTTGAAACTTTCCTGTAATATTTTTTCACCCCGTCAAACTCATACAGATAGTTATAGTTTTCCCTTTCTACATTGTGTATCTGTAATCCTGACGGTTTGGTTAATTCGTTTTGTCTTGTGGGTAGTATTAACTGACAGATAGTGTTATCAATCGTTTCACACACTGACCTGTCAATATTATTCTCAAATGTTGTGACTATATCTGTTATCACAACAATGTTATCTGCGAAATACTGCTTTGTGTTATCCCCTGTGCCACCTTCAGCCCTTAGTAGTACATAGTTTAAACTTGGGTTCTCGGGGGCATCTTCAACGTAAACCTCAACGCCTGTACCTACCTGACCGTTTAGCAGGTTATACCATGCGGTTATAATATCGTTGGTAGTAGCTTTCACAGTTTGGTATTATCCAGTACGTTGTTTATGTTTTTAATCAGCATCTTTTCAATCACCGCCTTTTGCTTGAAGAAGAATGGCCTCGGAATTATCCCCCCGTTTTTTCTTAATCCTCTTCCTTTAAACTGAATAGCGTAATCAGCTAATTCACCAGGCACATCTACTTTTGTTACTGTTCCCCACTCGATATAGGGTGAATACTTGGCGTTACTTATCACACTTGCACCCCATGACGGTGAAATATCGGCAGTTATATTCTGCCTTAGTTTCCCCAAATCAATAGGCGCATCTCTTTTGGATAATGCAACCCACTTTTGCGCAGCATATTTAATCTCACCTAATACTTCTTTGTGTACCTCTTTTGATACGCTATTAAGCCTTGCCTGTAATTCTTTTACGCCTGCTATGTTTATTTTAAAATTCAATTACCCCTTGCCTCCGCTGTTATTATCCAGTAAAACCTTTTTTCATCTTCCTTTTCAATACTATTGACACTATACCTTTTCCCCTCGTATGTCAGTTTCCAGTTTCCCGTTGGTTTGAAGTCAGGCCGAAACCTTACCTTAAACTGTTTCGTTTGATTGATAGCCGTCCTGCCTTGTGCATTCGCCTTGCTTGACGAAGAACTTAAAACATCTGCCCATACGTTATATTTAGTCACCGATTCTGTCCAACCGTTGGCCGTCCTTGTTGATACCCACTTTTCCAGTCTTATCTTACTCATTAAGCCAGCCATGTCCAAGCTCTTTTAAACGGTGCTACCGTATGTTTAGCCCTTGCGCCCAATACACCTATAATTCTGTTCTCGTACCAATCAGCCACTTGCTGCATTATCCCTAATCTTATTTCATCCGGGCAATCTTCATATCCCGCATCGTAAATAGCCGTCATTTTATCGCTCATTGGTTCTTCTAAATGCAGGAAATCAAAGCCCCTTGTAACTATCACAGATTCACCGTAAGCAGTACCATCTTTATCCGTTAAACTTGTGAAGTCTTGAATAGGCCCGTAAGGGAGTTCTATATCACCGGCATTGTTAGTTAGTAATACTTTCCAAGTATGAAAAACCACAGATACACCGCAATACTTTTCTATCTTTTGCCTTGCTGCACTTATCATCGTATTTATCAGCGTATCATCAAAAGCAAAATCACTAAGGCTCTCCGTTGTGCTTTCTTCCTCATCAACAAAACCCTCCAATCTCAGGTAATCCTTCATCTCCTGCAATGTCACAGGCTCTTGCGGTAATCCTGATACAGTAGTTATGTCCTTAATGTCGTATATCAGATTATGGTTATTCATCTTGCTTTTTTAAATAGGGGAGAGGAATAAACCTCCCCCCGCCTATACTAACCCACAACCACACTCTTAGCTTTCAAGGCCAGTCTGTGCATCACTGAAATCACCGTAGATGATTCTGTCGGCACGATCAGCAGCCATTGAGATTCTCTCTTCAATTACCACAGTAACAAGGTTCTTAATAGCATCGTCCTGATCCTGATCGAAGAAACGAACTGACAAAGGAGTACGAACGGCCATTTTAACCTTAGTAAAGTCACCGAGATAAAACTTGTCACCGCTAACTGATGTATGAGGAACGATAAGCGTTCCGAACAGGTTAGGGATGATCTGAGAAGGCGCACCAAATACATAGTTGCCATCTGCGTCTTTGGTCAGTACCAAAGCAGCGTATTGAGTAGGATGTAACAAAACAGCATTGGCAATACTTGACGGATTGGTATTCCGTAACTGTGTCCAAGCGGCAACCATTACATCATAGTTATTCGCTTCGATAGTACCTGTAAAGATTCCTGATAATCCTGAAGGAGCAGAATAAGCAGTACTATTGAAAGTCTGGTTAAGACCTAAGAACTCACCACCGGCGTTATTGGTCAACAGTTTGGTATCTTCCAAAGCCAACAGTTCTTCCACACCCACGCCGCTAATCTCTGACTGCATCCATGCAATGTCTTGCAGGTACTCTTCAGGCACTTTGTAGAAATGTGCAATCTTAGTATAAGGAACTACTGTCTTTACCCAGTCACGATCTGACTGAGGCTTTGCAGCACCGGCACCCACACTTGTTGGCGCACCTTCACCACCATTATCCCTTACAACGTATGTATCCTGTCCAACAGGGGCAGGTACTACACGGCACAGATCACGGATATGTCTTACCTCGTAACCCTTACGACCAGGCTCCCACAAAGCAGAACCATGCTGGAAAGCAGGTGTACCGCTAACACTTAGGTTTGAGTTTGCGCCGATATTCCCAACGGTCTTAATTTCAAAGGCAATAGGAGTTCTGTTCTTACTGTAAGCAGCAAGTTTATCTTTGTTCTCTTCAAAAGCCTTTGTGATTGAATTGCCTGTTTTTACTTCCAGTTTCTTAGCATTGGCGATTTGCTCATCAATCCACTTTTGATTCTCGGCCATTGCTTTCTCAGCGTCAACCTTAAACTTTTTCAGGTCGCTAAGCTCACCTTCGTACTTTTCAGCCAACTTCTTTTCAGCTACTTCCAGATGACCTTTGATCTGGTCGGCAGCCTTTGTACCCATTTTACTCTCTACCTCTGACAAAGCACCTTTCAGGGCTTCCATTTCTTCAGGGGTAAATCCTTTCTTTTCACTCATCGTTAATAATTTTACGTTAAACCAATTTTGTTATTATGCTCCAATCTCTACTGCTCGGCTCATTCTCTTGAGTGGTAATAACCGGCTCCTGCATGAGTGATTTCAGTTCTTTTATTTTGTTTTCGATTAGATTAAACCTTTCATCTGAATACTTGCCTTTTCTTAGCATAAGGTCAAGTAACTGCAAAGCATCTTCATTTGACTTTGCTTCTTTTATTCCCAACATGGGAGTATCTTCATTAGCACCCCAACGGGTTAAAGTGGAGTATTCCCACAGCTTCCATTCTGTAACCTCTCTCACATCTTCCTTCATTGACCACTTGATAGCGTTCACCCCGATTGAATGCTCTAACGTCTTTCCGTGTTCTGCGTACAGCTTGTAATCCTCGTAAATATCACGGCTGATCTGTTTTTTCATATTCAACTGGCCAAGCATCTCTAAATACTTACCGTTCTGCTTTCCTTCAATGGGAACACCCAACAAAATATCACCGTGATTAAGCAGCCATTTTACCCGCTTAAACCCCTCTCTCAATGTTTTATCAAAAGAACCTTCCTTTGATATGTCGTTATCACTATCCACATTACCTATTGCGTTAGCAGCAACAAGCACCCTACCTTTTTCGTCAAGGTCTTTTATCTGGCTGTTAAAATCTTTATACTGTTTCATACTCACTATTTCTTTGGTATCAATCGTCCGTTTTCATCTCTTTTAGCTGTTATAGCAATCGTACACCGGCAGTTTATCGTACTGGCTGCACTTGCTTTCGGGTCACCTGGGAACATCAGTTTATCTCCATTTCTCGGATCAATAAAAGCCGCATCGTAATCAATCACCGTTCCGTCTAACTTCCTGTGGTTTGCATGATCTTCCGGGTCCGTTCCCCTCGTCCTCATATCCATTGCAGCAATCCATTCTTTCTGTTGCTCAAATTCAAATGTTGAACCGGCAGCCATCGTACCTGTATTACTTGCCCTTGTGGTTTCTGTCCTCACTATCCTTGCGGCCTGTGTCCTGCTGAGTGGTAATTCTTTTAATGCTCTGACCGTTTCATCTACTCCCCATCCTTCGTTATAAGCAGTTTCAAGTGTCTTTAATAATACTTTCCTTGTGTACTCCCCGACTTCGTAAGTGATCTTGTCAAGTAAGAACCTATACAGGTAATTTTTGATGAACTCAATCCACACCTCGTTAAACCCGAAACCTTTACTTTGCCTTTTCTCCCTTAAAAACTCACTATGCTGCATCCTCGCAAACCTTAACCCTACTTTCAGGTATAAGTCCTCAATCACATCTGGAAGAGTACCCGTGTCCGTTTTCTCACTCAGGTACTTACTACCCGCATCTAACCCATTATTCTGTATAACAGCTATCAAAGAACTAATTGTGCCATCCAGTGCCTTTTTTACTTTAGGGAAGTAATTGAGTTCATACCTCCTTTGTAAAACTGCATTCCGTCTGGCTATTTCCTTTTTGTTCATTCAACCGTTTTGCGTATTGCATCCTGATAAACTTCATTCTCTCAATTTCCTGCCTGCACCCTTGCCGTTCTTTCTCAGTCATAGGGTACTTTCTATATATTAGTTTCCTCGTTTGCCTGTCCAAGTGTTTCATCAATTACGTTATATCCGTCTATTGGCTGATAACCGGAAGGGATCATTACTTCGTCCAGTCCCGGCTGTCCTTCCTCGTAATCCATGCCCATCAAATCAAGTTTATATCTCCATGACACCGGCAGCTCTTTTACCCATTGCCACTTAGTCTGAAGGTCATCCTGCAACTCTGTGAATACCGATAAATCGTAATCAACAATGATATTCTGTCCCTTGTACCCCCAATCGTTTCTGAGCTTCCTATTCAGATGTTCCCTGAATGAGTTTAACTGTGGCAAAGCACAACGCATCGTAAGGGCTTTTTCACCCTCCTTTTGGTTGTTGAATGTTTTGTTGTCTGGGTCGTTAAGCAACTGAGAAGGCACACCGTAAACATTACAAAACCTTCTTAAACTCCATTTCTCGCTTTCAACTATTCCCAAATCAACAGGGGAGAGTCCAGCATCTACAATACCCATTCTATAACCTGAGTAAGCAAGTTTACCGGCATTATTACCACCGGAATATTCTTTGCCGCCTAATACTGCTTTGATTTGTTGTGCCTGCAATTGGGCAGTAGCTATATCAACCTTTTCCGCATCTTCATTAACAAACACTATCCTCTTCGGCCCCTGATTCTGGAACTGTGCCGCCTCTGTCTTATTAGCTTCGTTACTTTTTGTCGTTAAGAGTAACGCAGCTTTTAACGGAGATAAACCCCACAAGTGATCACCCTGCGCTGAGTACACCGGATTAAAATACTTGTCATGCAAAACGGATTGAACCGGGATATTGCTCTCATTAATCAACCCCCATTCTGTCAACTCGTATCCTGTAACTTTAAACGGCCACTGAGCCGTAACTTTCATAGTTAGCAAGTCAGAAGGGAGAATGTGTAATGACTGGGGTTTACCCATGTTAGCCCCGCCATCCAGTAACTCAGCCCAAATCATCCGGTCACCTGTAAGCAGTTTAAATATTGAGCTGTTAGCGACTAAATCCGAAAACGTATCAACCCCGTTAGGACTTTCAAGTAGTGCGGATAACTTTGAATCGTTAACCGGCTTTAATGCTTTCTCCCTGTATTGTAAGGCTTTTTTGTAATCTTCCCCGCTTATTTCTTTTCTCTGGATTAACCCGAAGTACTTTTTAGCCGCTTCGTCATCTACGATCTTATACTGACCCCAGGGAGCTATCCTTACCTTGTCAGTGATGAGATTAACAATAGCGTAAATTAGATCGTTAACGGTGTAACCTTCGGTGATATAGGTGGTCTTGTTGTCGGCAGGCTGGATAAATTGGCCGTTGTATAATTGGTAAGACACCCCGCTCTGGAGTGCTTTCTCTTGTTTCTTCCCTAATAACTTATTTAACCAACCCATTTACCAAACCCTCACGGCCATCTGTGGCCTGTTTAATTTCGTGTATATACCGTATCGCATCGCATCGCAGGCATGGTCATTGAACTTTACCGGAACCTCGTCAGGGTGAATCTTACCGTCTTTGTCTAACTTCCATTTGTAACTCCTTAACTCTTTTATCAGGTTAGAACTATCGGGGCTGACAAATAGAGGCATTGACTTTACTTTCTGAATCCCTGCATAAACATCCTT